AGAAGGTGCTCGAACGCAGGCTTGTCTCACATCTCATCTCCCTGCACCACCTGTTGGCGTCACCGACAGGTACTCAGGACGACGAGGTCTGGCTGGCAGCGCGACTGAATACAGCACGGGCCCTGATACAGGAGCTCGAGATAATCTTATCGATACCACTCACACACTCGAAAGAGACTGTCACGGAAGAGCGGAAGAAACGTACATCATCGCTGCTGGCAATGCTCCGTAGAGTGTTTGGTGTGAGCGACAATGCCGGGCATAGCCCGAGTACCCAGCCCTAAGAGGAGGCCATTATGCCGGTTGACTATGAAGAGGTAGCGACAGAGCGGATCGATCTTCCCGAAGACGTACCGGTGGAACATGACGACGTCAACGAGGACCCCGAAGCCTTACAGGTCGAGCAGGAGGCGCCGGAGGCGGAGGAGCAGCGACGACACCTTGAGCGTCGCGTAGATCAGGAACGACGGGATGCTGTCACGGAAGACCCCGTCAAGCTCAAGAAGGACCGTGACGCGCTCGGCTACAAGCTGCGGAAGCTCGAGGAGGAATACTCGACCCAGATCAAGTTCTTGGAAAAGCAGCTCGCGGAGGTGCGGGAACAGACAAAAGCCAGCCGGGCCGAGGAGGAACGGAAGCGGGCGCTTGAGTCGATCAGCCATCTGAAAGAGCTTGACCCAGAGCTCTACGCTCATGAGGTCAGCCGTATCACGGAGGCTGATCTTAGGAGACGCTCCGAAGAGGAGAAGGCGGCCCTGGAGGCGTCACGTGCAGCCGCTGAGCACCAGATGCGGCAGCGTATGGTCGAGGAAAGGCTTGTGCGCGACTTCCCCGATATCGCAGACGAGGGCAGCGAGTTGTACAAGGAGGCCCAGTCTATCATTATGACCAGGTACGGCCCCGAGCAGAGCACAAAGATGCTCCTGCATGCCCCTGAAGCGTTCTACAGCATCGTCGCCGAGGCCAACGCGAATGTGCAGCTCCGTAAGGTGCACGCGCAATCAGCGGACGAGTCACGACGCCGTCGTGTCGCTTCACAGGGGGCCGTAGAGGCTCAGCCACGATCGGAATCATCCACGACACCCCGTCTTACGCGGGAGCAGTATGAGTTTTGCAAGCGGACGTGGGATTCCTATGCATATCCGAAGTTTGAGGACTACTGCCGCGCGTACTTGGCGTTCGCGCAGAGGAGGAGCTAATCATGGCAAAAGAATCGAAACCCGTCGATACGGAGAACACTCAACCCGCTGTGCTGGTCTCGACAGATCGTTCTGACACAGTTATCAAACAGGTCGTCAACCAGCACGAGGAGCCCGCGGAATGGTACGCGGACACCATCCAGTTCGATGAGGCTTATAGGTCTATGTTCGAGCTGCCGGATCCTCTGAAACCCGGCGCGCCCCAGCACGTGCGTGCGAAGGAGTACACGTATTGCTGGGTCGAGGTGGACGATGAGCGCATGTTGAACCTTTATCTGAAGGAGGGCTGGCGTCCGGTCAACCGGACGAACCATAGCTTTCTGCCGAATCGTCTGTTCTCGACAAACGGGGCCATTGAACGGCGCGGGTACACGACGCACGTCCTGTTCTACCAGCCCCGGTCGTTCAATGAGCAGAAAAAACTCGCTGCCATCAGGTCGTCAGAGCGGCGACTTGAAACCGCGAAGGCACAGCTAGACAAGAGCGAAGGGCCTATACGGTTTGAGGAGGTAACTACATCCGGGGGGTACGGTCGGACTCCCGACGAGGCTCCAGTCGAGACAGACTGGCAGGGAAATGTCGTGTCCCCATCCGATACAGACTGAAACAGGAAGGAGGTAACATACTATGGGTACCGCTAGATATGGCTTGAAGCCGGTCGGGCCTCAGAACCCCGGCGCGCTTCTCTACTTTGACGTTGACCCGTCCTCCACGGCAATCTACATCGGCGATGCCGTGGAGCTCGTGGCGGACAAGGGTATCGCACAGGCTGCCGCTGGAAACACGGACAACCTCGGCGTCCTGGTCGCCGTCTTCGATAGTGGCGGGTCCCCGGCTCTTTACTACCCTGGAGGCAATGCGACGGGGTACACCGCGGTTGTGAACACCGACCCCCATCAGGTGTACATGATCCATTACTACCACGCAACTACCGCTCTCGCAGCGGCTGACGTGGGTCTGTGCGCGGATTGGGTGGTCGGCACAGGTAACACCACGACCGGCATATCCGGCAACTACATTACGAGCGGAAGCACGAGTGCGGCGAATCTCAGGATCCTCGGTCTTGCCTTGGTCGAGGGCAACACCTGGAGTAAGGACTGTGAGGTGCTTGTGAGGTTCTGTGAGCACATCGACCTGCCCGGTAGCGCCGGTATCTAAGGAGGTATGAGAGATGGCTACTGAAGCAAGATCGCGGTTTAACAAGCTCTACGTTCCGGGCTTGTTCCTTGTGGCAACTGACAGTTATAAGCGCTACTCCGAGGACTGGCGTGAGTTTATCCTGGTCCAGAAGACCTCCAGGTCCTACGAGGAGATCGCTACTGTGTCGGGCCTCGGCCTCATGGCGAAGAAGCCTGAAGGTACAGCTATCTTCTACGATGCGAGGATTCAAGGCCCCTCTAAGAAGTTTGTCGTTGAGACCTGGGGCCTCGGCGTCAGGATCACCGAGGAGGCTATCGAGGACGACCTCTACGGCGTCATGAAGCAGGCAATGAAGGAGCTCGGCATCTCTGCTGCCGAGACGATCAATTGCGAGGCTTACAACGGGTTCAACCTTGGCGCGTCGTCAAAGACGTCGGCCGACGGTGACTACATCTTCTCTTCGTCCCACTCGAAGCTGGACGGCTCCACTTACTCCAACTACTATACCGCTACGTCTCTGTCGCTCGACGCGCTCCAGGACGACATCCTGGCGTTCGAGTCCTTGACCGACCACACCGGTAAGAAGATCAACCGGACGGCTGGCGTGCGCTACATCCTCGCCAACCCGGCGCTCGAGTGGAAGCTGACTGAGCTCCTTGGCAGCCAGATGAACCCCGAGACCGGCAACAACGCCGTCAACGCCCTGGTGAAGGCGCGACCGAAAATCAAGTTCCACTGCACGCCGTACATCACCTCCACGACCGCTCGCTACTACATCGGCGAGTTGGATGAGGCGCGTGGTATGGTCTGGTTCAACCGGAAGGCCCCTACTTTCGCCAGGGAAGGCGACTTCGACACCGGTGATGTCCGGTTCAAGGTTACCGCTAGGTTCGCTGGAGCGGGATCTGTTGACCCGATGAATATCGCGTGCAACCCCGGCGCGTGACAGGGGGTGTTCTATGAGGTTCACTAACTTCACAAACCTCGCGCTCAATGGGTGGCTGGGCTTCGGCCCGGCCACCAAGGAACACGCCGGGCTCGCTATCGTGAAGCTCCCCGTGTCAGCGGCAGACGCCGCAAACACTACAGCGACGGAGAAGACCACTGGCTTTACTCTGCAGGCGGGGTGGGTCGTGCTCGATGCCTGGCTGTACGTGAATGTAGCCGATGCCACCGAGACAGTCAGTGTCGGGACCAACAGTCATGACTCTGGCACTGCTAATGGGTTTATCGCTGACGCTAGCCTGGGGTCGACGGGGTATGTGTTCCCGGGTCCAACGACCACGGCTGGAGGTAATGAGACGTACCTCTCAGCGAACACGTGCGGGTCACTGCTCTCGACATATGTTGCCGGGACGAACACCTCGGGCGACCATGGCATCTTTATTCGGAAGCCCTACCCGGTGACCGCTGACATCGAAGTCACGTTCACAACGTCTAACGGAACCGATACCGGCGCGTTCGATATCTACCTGCTTGTCCTGACAGCGGGAATGTCCAGCGATAGCATCACGACATACAACACTGGTACGATCTCAACCGCATCCTGATATGAGACCCCTCTGGGGTCTACCTAGAGGGGTCGCTTTTTAAGAGCATGTTAGGCTGACAAACAACCAGATAAGCCAGTGCGCTTATCTGGATAATTTGCAAAGGAGGGAATACAGTTGAAATACATGGGTAGTAAAAACAGAATAGCAAAGTACATCTTGCCGATTATTCTTAAAGATAGAAAACCAGACCAATGGTATGTGGAGCCTTTTTGTGGTGGCTGTAATTCTTTGGATAAAGTTGCAAATCCAAGAATAGGGAATGATACTAATAAATATCTCATAGCCTTACTTAGGGAAATGCAAAAGCAAATCCCTTTTTCACCCCCACATATTGGAGAAACTGAATATAAGTCTATCCAGCAAAACAAGGATGATTACCCAGATTGGTTAGTTGGTTATGTCGGATTTAATCTTTCATTTGCAGCAAAGTTTTTTGGTGGCTATAGAAGGGATAAGGCTGGAGTTCGCAATTATGAGAATGAGGCACAGCAGAACCTTCTAGCCCAGCAGAACCTTCTAGCCCAGCAGAACCTTCTAGCAGGTATAGAATTTTACTGTGGGGATTATAAATCACTAACAATACCTGAAAACAGCATTATTTACTGCGACCCACCTTATAAGGGAACAACACAGTACAAAGATAAGTTTGACCACTGTGCTTTTTATGATTGGTGTAGGGAAATGAAAAGAAAAGGACATATTATATTTGTATCGGAATACTCTATGCCAAACGATTTTGTTTGTGTTTGGGAAAAAGAAGTGTCAAGCAATTTAGATGTTTCAAGTAAAGGAAAAAAAGAGACTGAAAAGTTATTTGAATTAAAAGAAGCCTAACAACAGCTTCAACCCGACACCTTCGGTGCAGGTTAAGCAAATGATAGAGACGTATTCAGAAACGATTGAGGATCTGTTCACGGGAGAGGGGTCCGAAGCGGAGAGCTCGGTCCTCGTGTGTGACCGGTGCGGCTTCGCTACTCCGCGAGATAGACTGACTCTTGTCGATGGTCTGGAGCTGTGTGAGCGGTGCGTAGATGAGGAGGATGGATGACCGTCCAGGGACTGATTGATTCCTTAAGTGTTAGATTCGCCGACCCCGATAAGACGATGTGGTCTGACCAGGAGCTGCTGGTCTACGTCAACCAAGGAACACGGTGCGTCCACCAGTTGCTTGTCGCCAGGAACGACCCCCTGGTGCTTAGCGTGGGGGAGCTCTCTACTGTTGAAGGCGTCAGCTCCTATGAACTGCCCGCTGGTTTTCTGGCAATGTATACTGGCTCCGGTGTGGATCGCACCGGTGTGTGGATAGGGTCGTCATATCTACAGCCATGTAAACCAGATAGGAGCGCAGACCACTCCCTAAGCTCGGGCGGTGAGCCAAAAGAGTATTATCTCACACCGACCAGCATCGTGTTGCTTCCTACGCCCGATGACACGTATACTGTGAGCTACGCGTACTTCACAGCCCTGGATGCTCTGGCTCTCACCGATAACATGCCGTTTCAGGATCTATTCAATGACGCGGTCGGAGAGTATGTCTGTGCTAAGGCTCGGCTGCGGGGAGAAATGGATGCTACGGCGGCAATGCAGGTATATAACGAGCTGGAGCGAAGGGCGCTCAACATGGTCGCCGTTAGGACGCCTGTACGCCCGAGAATGAGGCTGCGGAGGAGATAATGCCGTTCCCAGTCTCCCTCAACAACTCACAGCGTAAGCAGAGGCTTCAGGAACTTGTCACGAGCGACTTCAGCCTCGGCCTGAATCGCTCTGTCGACTCTAAGGCTCTGCTCCCTGGCGAGCTGGCGGAGTGTCTCAACTTTATCTTCACACCTGACGGTAAGCTGATGTCGAGGCCTGGGCTCAGGAGATTTTCGCTTACACAGATGGAAGGCTCTGTCGTGAGCATCATGCCGTATATCAAGGGAACTGCCAGTTCATTGTTTGACTTGGCAAGATTCGACGAGACTACTTTTGAGAGCACCGACCTCGCGTGGACACAGTCATTCTTGGCGGTGGATTCCGAGAAGAACCTCTACGACGTGTCGGCAGACGGCACCGTGACTCTCATCGGGAATCTATCCGAGGCGTCCGGCGAGGTACGCCTAGTGCCGTTCTCTGACTACGTTATTGTCTGCGACGGGAGCTACTTGAAGCACTACGACGGCTCGTCTCTGCGGCTGTGTTATGATGATGGCGATCTGGGAAGCATGTACTCCTCGCTGACGCTGACGTCCAGCGGCTCACGTCCACTCTACTCAGGCGGCACTACGATGGCTGGGTCGAAGTTTACCACCCCGGAGTGGCCTGCCGGGTTCACGTTACCGCTCACTTCGGTTTCGTTCATGTTGAGTAAGACAGGCTCTCCTACCGGTAGCGTGACAGCGCGTCTGTATGATTCGACACTGAGCAGACTTTTATCCACATCGTCTTCCGTGTCCGCCGAAACCCTCAGCACAAGCGCTACAGCGGTTGAGTTCACGTTCACTTCGTCATATGACATCGATCCAGACACAGACTATGTGGTTGTAGTCCATTACGCGGGTGGGTCAAGCTCAGCCACAGTGAATGTGCATTACAACACGTCGGCCAAGCTTGGTGGGGAGTACTACTACACAGGAAGCTCGTGGACAGGCCCGAGCTCGAGTATACACACATTGATGCTCATAAAGCCTGGTCTGCCGCCGACAGCGACAATGGGCATTGCCTGGGGCTCTAGATTGTGGATCGTTAGTAGTGAGACCCCGGGGTGGGTTAGATATTCCAACGTCAACACACCATTCGACTGGTCTACCGCTGACGGTGGTGGTTACGTTGGCATTGTGGATGATGGCGCGTCATCCTATCCAGTGGGAGCTCTGATCACCGTGTACGGGAATCTGTTCGTTCTAGGCACCGAAGCTGCACCGTATCTGGTGAGGTTGACAGGGACCTCACCGGAGGACTTCACGCAGGAGCCTATGATGCAGCAGATCTCGTGTGCTCCATCTCATTATGTTGTGACACCTAATGACGCGTGGATTCTGAATGGCGATGGTGTGTTTTCGCTGCACGGTGTAACTGAGTATGGTGATGTGAGAACGGCTAATATTGGCTATCCTGTCATGCCAGCTATAGATGATTACTATTCACCCGAGGCTTTTACAGGGTACGACCCATGGACGGGTTGCGTGTTGATAAAGTTTCCTGGGTATGACCGTGTGCTCGTGGGGCACCCGAGGTGTGCACGACAGGTTGGTGGAACAGTACGGTATCCGTGGACTGAGTTTTTGTTCAATGTGACACCTACATCCTTTGGCCTTGCGGGCGACAGGTTGTGCGTGGGGGCGTCGGATGGGTACGTCTATATTATGGACACAGACTACCTCGATGGCACCTCTCAACCGACATACGCGATTCTGTCAGGTATTACCGAGATGCGCTTCACCGATGTCGTTGTGTCCAGGTATCAGGCGCACTTCGCTGGGACAGCCCCAGCCACGTGTACACTGAGCCTTTATCGCAACGACGCGGCAACGCCGGTTACGACGAGGACGCTAACGTCAGGGTCTGGCGCTATCTCTGGATTCTTGATGTTCACCGCGAGGTCAATCCAGTTCGGCCTGAGCGACTTCTCAGTCACAAGCGGTTTTGGGGTACATGATGTCGGGTTCCAGGTGTCTCCAATTGAAGCGATGAGGTGACTATGGCTATAGTATTCCCAACTGCCTTAGATACATTTGACGATGTCGAACCTAGCGATATTGTCTCGTCCTCCCGGTGGAACGATCTATGTGACGCTGTCGAGGCGCTCGAAGAGAAGGTCGGGGTTACAGGCTCTTCCGATACGTCATCTGTAGACTACCGTATCTCGGCTGCAGAAGACAGCATCGATGAGATTGAGTCCGACATTGCGACGATCGAAGAGGAGCTCGAGTCCGCGCAGCCTCTCCTACGTGTGTCTAGGATAACGATCACCGGCATCTCCTCCTCTCAGGCGACTATCGTCATGAAGTCGCTCTCGAATGGTGACAATGTGTCCACGACGACAATATATGCCTCATATAATGGAACATACTATCAGGTGTCAGCCTCGAGCTCATGGTTCGCGCTCAGCATTAAGCAAGCGGCATTCGCGTCTACTGTCACCCATCTATTCGGCGCTTTGGTGGTGGTGCCGAGCACGGTCCTGACTTCGCTCTCTAACTGTATCGTTGGGGGATGGTATAGCTCTATGCCTACGATCTATACTCCTAGCTATACCTCTGCTTTCTTCTCAGAGTTGAATGGGAAGACAATCGTACTCGATCTCTTATATGCGAGGGCGTGATGGCGTACCCAGACTCCATTGTCTACTTCACGCAAGCAGCATACAGGTCGCCGATCAATGTAGATACCTGGAACCTGCTCCAGGATACTATCAGTGGCCTAGAGTCTGTTGTCGGGATTGATTCATCCAACGTCCCGGAGTCGGTCGACTATCGACTCTCTCAGATCGAACAGCGCGTTGCCGCTATCGACACCTACGAGGGCGTCTACCACGTGGAGAGTCGGCCATTAAAGGGAGCGTGCATCTCTCTGTATAGGTCGACTGGTGGTAGTACGATCTCTCTACAGAGATCAGCAATATTAACGATTCAGCTAGAAGGTTCTATTAACAGAGATTATTCCGCCCGGATCGATATCTCCTCGATGCCTTCCCCGTATAAAACTATCTCCAAGGTGCTATCGGCTCGTATGGTCTTTAACGAGGATGGTACGTGGAACACTATTCGTGTCGTGCCGGTTGTGACGAACAATCATCAGCTACATCTCTACTTCTACCAGGGAGACTCGGGTTATGACATCTTTCACGAGTGCTATCGGAATAGGCACTACATATGGGTACTGTATGCAACGTGAGGAGGTATAAGATGGCGCTACAGTCTTTTCTCGTTCCACAGACGGCATTCCCGACATCGTCCGGGTATTCTGGCCTGGGGCAGGCGTGGACCGGCTTCTCACAGAACCAGGTCATGCCTATCCTATCCCGCCTAGTAGGATCGTTCGGTGCATACGCTGAGCCGTACAACCAGGCTGGCCAAATGACTGCCCAGTATATGACCAACCAGCTCCTCCCATCCATCCAAGGTGTACTGAACAGACTCGCTGGGAGGGGAATGCTCCAATCGTCTGTGGCGTCTGACGCTTTAGCTAAGACGGCGGCGACGCTCGGCGGCCAGGCGCTCGGTGCCCAGGCGGGGCTACTGGGGTCGGCGGCGCAGAACTACGGGGAATCGCTTTTTAAGGCGGCGGAGCTGGGTAGATACTCAACGCAGTCCTCCCAGGACCCATCAGCGCCGTACCGCGTCATCGCGGACCTGCTAAACTCGTTGCTGTGAGGAGGTCACGTCATGAGCATTGCATCACGTCTGGGTGATATCCTTGGCAAGACCTCGGCCCAGTCACAGCGCCCTGGGTATGAGCAGATGCTGGAGGAGCGCGAAAAGTGGCTCAACGAGCGCTTCGGCGACTACCTGGATAGTCTTACTGGGGCATCGTCGCAGTACAGTTCGTTATTGAACAGGCTCATTGGTGACGCGCTAAGCGGCTCTCAGTTCAGTATAGGCGTGTCGGGCGGCCCTACGTTGTCATTTGTGCCTGGACGTATTCTCGAACGACTCGCCTCGCTTGGCAACACACAGATGCAGACAGCCATGCTGCCCGCCGCGACGACGTGGGCATGGCAACAGCAGCAGCCGATTTACTCGGCGGCGGAGCAGTTTTTGAATTACCTCGGCAACGTCGCCGGTCAGTCGGAAGGTCGGCGGTACGGTGTGCAAAGTGAGACTGTGACGTCGTCAGGTCGGGCGAACCCGCTGACCGTGCTTGGAACGATCGGTAAGCTCGCGTCTACCGGTATGGACATCTACGGGAGTGGGAAGACTTTTGGCTGGTGGGGGTGACAAGCTATGAGTCTCGGGTTAGCGGCAGTGGGTATCGGCAGTCTTCTCGGCGGTCTCCTTGGCAGCAAAAAACAGACGGTCAGCCAGTCATCGATGAGACAGATTCTACCACGTGACTATTCAGCGAGTCTGTTGTGGGACACGTACATGAACAGATTACTCGGTGACGCCGCGTATCCACTGATCCAGTTTAACGCCGGTGGTTATCCGGCGCAGGTATCTGTCGCTTCGCTCCTGGATAGGCTTGCTGGAGTAAGGCAGGTTGATCCGACCGTGACTCTGTATACGAACTATTACGCTCAGCCGCTTCTCCTGCGCAACCTGGCTGGTAGTTCAGCCCTGGATCTGATGGATGCTCCAATAAACACAGGGGGGTGACGTATGCTGAACCCAGATTGGCCGGATCAGGTCTTACGTGGCGCGACGGAGTATGCCGCGAATGCATGGTCATCATTCATGAATGGGCTCGTGATGCGCCAGGCTGGCAGTGAGCTGTTGGGTCTCATGGCGTCCAAACCCGAAGGTGTTACCTCCGCTGATGTCGCTGAGCTAGCCAAGAAGTACAGGCTCTCACCTACTCAACTGTCTGAGCTGGTAGCTCACCTCAAAGACTCGCAGGCCCTGGACGTTGCCCTGGCGCAAAGAGATGCGCATAAGGCACAGCAAAAGCTTTTTGAAGAGGAGCTCCAGCAGAAACAACAGTTGTTCCCGTCTCACAAGGAGGAGGCCGAGGCCAAGGCGACGAGTAGTAAGGCTAAGGCTCGTACGGACACCATAACTGCTCAAATCGCGGAAAAGTATGGTCTACCCGAGGCTGAGCTAAGGTTCGGACTGCTAAAGCATGGTGTCGCCGCTAGTGGTAGCCCCCGGGCCACCGCGCCCAAAGAGGGGAAAGATCTTGGCAACGAGATTTTCCTTAAGGCTGCGCAACAGCTCTTCTCCAACCCTGACGTAACCACGCAAGATGCGCTCGGTCGGCTGTCTGCGCTAGCGCGGGTGCTCCGACCCGGTCAGGGTGGTCAGGCCGGTGGGCCGAAGAAGCAGAGCGAGCTTCCTGGTGAGTACCTTGTGGCACCCGATACTGCCAAGCTGGTTGAGGACGTACTTACCCTGATACGCAAGGGGAAGAAGGGCGATGAGATCGAGGCGTATCTTCGCAGGAACGCCAAGACAATGGACCAGGTGGAGACCGTGCGAGAAATAGTGCTGTCCAGGGTGAAGGGGGGAGCCGGTGCCAGGTGATACCGCACTTGACCGCTTCGTCGCCGCGCTGAACGACGACCCGTCAGCGGACGAGGATCTCGTGAGCCTGCTACGCGGGCGGGAATCAGTGAGTCGGTGGCCAACTGCCGAGGAGCTCGACCTTCAGCCTCCTAGAGGGCCTGGTTTATTGGGCGCTCTCGGTAAGGGTTTTGGCGAGGAGCTGACGCTGGGCTATGGCCTGCCTGCAAGGCTTGCGCAGAATGTACCCGAGCCGCAGACTATCTCCGAGCGTGCCGCATATGCGGCTGGCGCATTAGCTGGGTCTCTGCCTGCTTTCGCGGCGGCTGAAGCCACAGTGGGTGCGGCTGCCGCTGGCCTAGCGCGTGAGGCGCTTCTGTTCAAGCGCCTGTATAACGCGCTGAACAAGGTCGGCAAGGTGCACGAGATCACCCGAGAGGCGAAGGTTGGCGATAAGGTAGCCAGGTTCATCGTTGGTGAGACTCGTGCCGCGTCAGCGCTGAATCATGCTGTACGTGATATCCCAGCGTTCGCCGCTGTGGGTGGACTACATGCTCTCCCCGACACACCAGAGACGAGTGACGATGCCATCCAGCAGCGGGCCATGAGCGCTCTCAAGGGGGCTCTAACAGGTGGTGTCTTTGGTGCCGCAGGTGGCGCTGCTACAGGTCTCGGTAGGGCCGCTAGGGCTGGACTCATGGGCGGTGTTGGAGCGGCGCTGTCCGTCGCTGAGGGTGGCTCCGTTGAGGACGCCCTGATACAGGGAGGCTTGTTCTCGGTGCTGTCTGCTGTGATGCCTACAGACCGCGCCTACAAGACGCTCCGTGAAGTCGCGAAGTCAATCGACGACCTACCGGACTCCGTGAAGCCTGACGCTACTCTCCGTGTCGTCAGCTCTATCGTGCCTGACTTCTATGCGGAGTCCGCGGAGACGCTCAGGTCGGTCCAACGCCCCATGGAGGCTGGCGCGGACCTAGCTGTCCTGCAAGAGGGGCGCTACGAGACCCCTCCTGGACCGTCGGACACTACGCCTGGGACTCCAGCGCAGATACAGGAGCGTATCTCTGTCCCACTCGAGACTCCCAGGTTCCTGCGTGGGATGGGCGATGCTTTATACGCCAAGTACATACAGAGGGCGCACGAGGTGCTGCCGGAGGCCCCTCCTGTTGTAGAGGAGAGGCCCGCGTCCGTTGAGCCTCGTGGTATGGGCCTGACACTGCAGGGTGAGTCGGTCGGCCCGTTGTTCAGCGAAGAGGGTGTCAGAGTGTTTCGCCCGCTCGCGGAGCTCGATACTGAGGGACTACGCCAGGAGGCTCGTGCCAAGGTGGCCAGTATAGGGGCGCGCGGGACGCCACCGAAGGTCGAGACGATCGAGGAGTACCTGGCTCGCGGCGGTAAGGTACAGCAGGCCCCCCCCTTGACAGAGCGCGATATCGAGGCTGCACGGGCTCTGGAGCGCTTCGAAGAGCGGACAGGGCTCCCTGTCACATCCTTTGAGGATGAGCTCTTACGTGTCAAGCGCTTGTCTGTAGAGGAGCTAAAAGACGCGCTGACGGGCCGTGTTAGGGAAGCACCTAAACCACAGAAACGTGCCGAGCACCCCATCGTTGACACTATAGTTTCTAGTGAGCTAGGTGGACGGGAAATCTCTGTTGACGTTGTGTCCGACCCTGGCTTCGTTTCTGAGGGCGGGAGGCTCATCCGGGGCGCATACCACCCTGAGACGGATACGATCACGCTGAACGTGGCCGATCTCGATTTGTCCTCTACCAAGGGACAGCGCGAATTGAGGCGTGTTTTGCGAGAGGAGCTCGCTCATAGGGTGTTGGTTTCCGATGAGGGTGAAGCCGCGATACGTCGTTACGCGAAAACGGCGATGACCGCTGAGGATATCAAGGCTCTGGCCGCTGCCGGGTACACCCGCCTTCCAAAGGAGTCTGCTGCTGACTACCGTCTCAGGCTGGCTGATGAGTTTGTGGCGAAGGCTGCCGGTGATCGTGGTGGCGCCTACAATAGAATAGTCGATGGTGTCAGGAGGTTCCTCGCTACGAAGGGCTTGGTGCGGCTGACTAAGGCAGAGGCGGCACGGGCGCTGGTTCGGTCTCTGGAGAAGAAGACGCCAACCCTGCTACCGAAGCGGCCGGGCAAGGTGGCTAGGTATAGTCTGCGTCCAACGACTACGCTCGACGCGTTCTCCCGCCAACGGAGTGATACTGACGACCTCGCTAAAAGTGTGTTGAACTCTAAGGATCCTGTGTCTGTGATGTATAAGCGAGCGGACATCGCCCTGACCTGGGGTCACAGCCTGCAACGAAAGCTCAGGTTACTGGCCGAGGGGGCGGGCCGAGCGTTCGTCGATGTGAACTGGGTGCCTGAGCAGGCCCTGCGTTCGCACGGAAAATCAGGCGAACTGGCTCTGATGAAGCTGGACCTCGCGCGAGGATCGTCAGCTCGTGTAGCGATGGCTGTCGATGACCTTGACAAGGCTGTCTATAATGGCCTGACTGACGCGGAGCGAGCTGTTTTGGACCGTGTGATACAGTCTACGCGTATTATAGAGATCTCTAAATATAAGCCGGACGTTGTCCATCCAGAGGGGCTCACTGGCAACGATCACGCCGCGTACCTCGCTAGTATCCCAGCTCCGCTCATGGCGAAGCTGGAGCCGCGGGTGCGGGAATACCGGAGGCTAATGCGCAAGCACACTCTGGATCCACTCTTCAGGAGCGGATGTATCGATGAGACACAGTACATGGCCTTAGCCTCGCGGTTCTACGAGCCAAGGAAGTTCCTCGAGTACATAGATCCTGATGAGACAGTGGTGTATGATTCGAGTGGGCACAAGGTTTCCGTCGGGTCCTCTGGGATTAGGAAGTTGGGGCCTGGGTCGACGTCGTATCTCGAGAATGACTCCAGGCTGTTGTTCATGGAGGCGGCAGCTAGGGCTGACGCCCGCGCGGCCAGGAATGAGGCGAACATCGAGCTCTACCGCATTGCCATGAGTCGCCCCGAAAATGAGGTAGTGCGTGTACTCAGGGGTAACGAGGAGCCTCCTTCAGGCTGGGAGAGCCTCTTTGTGATGGTTGATGGAGTAAAGAAGCGTCTCGCGGTGCCGAGGGACTTCGCGCGTGGGTGGCTGCTATACGACCCGATCCTGAACCACATGACAGCGCGAGTTCTCGGCTTTGTGTCGGGGGCGAAGTTCCTGAAAGCGATGGCTACTGGTTATAACCCGGCATTCGCTTTATCGAATATCCCACGCGACCTCGTTCACATTTGGCTCACAACGCAGGAATACTCACCAGCTCTGCCTAAATACCTATTCCAAATAGCATCCGATATCAAGGCAGTGATCGGTGACGCGTGGAACAAGACGGGTTCATATCGTGAGTATATCCAGCAGGGCGGCGGGATGGAGCTCCTTTCCTTGCAGGGAAGGGAGTTTAAGAGCCTGGAGGGTATTGGCAAGGTTCTCGGTAAGCTCAATGAGTTCTCCGAGATCGTCACAAGGCTCGCGCTTAGGCGCAGAGCCATCTTAAACGGCAAGTCACCTTTGGAAGCGACGTACGTCGCCCGGAGCTACATGGACTTTGCGACTGGAGGCTCCGTCGTGAAGGCCGTCGATACGGTAGTGCCTTATTTGAATGCTGGTATCGTCGCCACGAGGGGTCTGTTCCGTGCTGCTCGCACAGACCCGAAGCTGTTCACGTGGAAAGTGGCCCAGGTCATGGGAACAGCGGCAACGCTGTACCTAATCAACTCACTATACTACCCCGACGTGATGAAGGAGATACCAGACAGGGAAAAGGTCAACAACTTCATTATTGCAACCCCGTTCAAGTACGTCGATCGGGACGGCGAGACAAGGAGTGTTTACTTTAAGATCGCCAAGGACCAGTCACAACGCGTGTTCACGTCCGCCATCGAGGCGCTTCTCACACGTGTGTGTGAGGGGAGGCTGCCTTCCAATCAGCTCATCCAGGCAATCTCCGACTTCCTGCCAGCCGATGCCGACAGCTTCCTCCCTCCCACACTCAGCGCGTGGTTGACATACACGAAGAACAAAGACTTCTGGTTGAACGAGGATGTGTGGAAGGGGCCTGATGTTATCACGCGCGAGGAATACTACGCATCCACGCACCCGTTCTGGGTTTCTGTCGGTAAGCTCACTGGGCTGAGCCCTGTGAGAACTCAACGAGCCTTGCAAAAGATGCTCACGTATGGTAATGTGTACAGTGACCTTGCAGGGTGGGGAGCCAAGAGACTATTGGCGCTCGGTGACGACGGAAGCATCGAGAGGGACATCGTGGATGACCTCGTCACAAACGCGACCACCCGTAGGCTGGTTGCTCTCACGCCAAAGTATTCCGAGGATACCAGGCGGTATCTCAAGGGTGTGGCCGAGGAGGAGAACACTTTGAGATGGCGTCTCAGACGGGGGTTGGCAGAGGCGACCAGGGGTGCGGAGAGCGTGGAGGAGTATAGGCGCCTGGCTGCGGAGTATATCAACACTATCGAGAGCCCACGCACGCGGAAGTATCTGCGTCAGAAGGCCAGGCAGGAAGAGGCTCTCTTTGGGGTGCCTCAGCGCAGGCTATGGGAATCACTGGCGTCGCTTCCCCCGGAGGGCCGCGCGCGGGCGTTCTACGAGGAGTTGTACTCAGGCGCGTCGGAGGACGATAAGGCCGCTCTGATGGAGACGGCAGCACGGATACCAGGGTTTATGTCGAGGGAGTTCAAGAAATCGCTCAGGAAGATACTGGAGGAGGAGGGATATGAGACACGTTGAGCGGACCATCGCGGCTGTCGTGGCGTTTCTCGCTGCTGTGGTTGTTGTGAGCACCATCGGGTACACATTCTCGAGGGAGAATGCGCCTTACCCAGGGGAGGTGCTCGATACGCAGAACGACGCCACTACGCCGGTCTTGATGAAGGGCGTGTTTGCCGTCGAGGTGACATCAACTGGAGTTGGTACGATCAAGATCAAGCGGTCTGAGGATGGTACCAATTATATCACCGTCAAAACCTTGACGAACACCGCTGCAACAGAGCAGAGGAAGTATCTATATGAATCATTTGGCGATGTTGATAAAGGGAACGGTGCGTATTATAAGGCGGTTGTAACTACGTTAACCAGCGGCAGCTACAGAGTCCGTTTCGTGAGGTGACCTGTCATGAAGAAGCTGGTCCCATTCATCATCTACGTTCTTGTGGCGCCCAGTGTGTGGGCAGCCGGTGTCCCGTTCACCGGCGAAATCGACGCATCGGATGTTATCATCGACAACTCCTCCGCTGGGTGGACAGGCTCCACAGCACAGGCTGTGCTGGAGGAGCTCCAGGCAAACATGGTGGCCATCGCGACGACAGCAGGTGTCTCCGATGAGGCGTACAATGCCACGACGTGGAACGGGGTAACGACCGTGGCCCCATCGAAGAACGCGGTCAGGGACAAGTTCGAGTCGCTCTCCTCGGTCTATCAGCCGTTGAGCTCAAACCTGACATCGTTCGCAACCGTGACACCCTCCGCTAACGGCCTGAGTCTCGTTTCGGCGGCCAACTACGCCGCTATGCGAGCACTGCTCGACCTAGAGGTTGGATCTGACGTCCAGGCGTATGACGCGGACCTTACTACGTTCGCCGGGATCACCCCGTCTACAGATGTCGTGTCCTTACTGGGTGCAGCCAACTACGCTGCGGTACGCTCGCAGCTAGGGCTCGTGATAGGCACCAACGTCCAGGCTTATGATGCGGATCTCTCATCCCTTGCAGGCGGCATCTCCGGCCTGGTCAAGGGCCTGGGGAATGGTAGCGGCTTTACTGCGGCCACCCCGAATGTCGACTACCTCACCCCGACAGGCTCAGGTGCTAATTTGACTGGCATCACGTACTCTCAGGTAGGTGCTGCTGCAGCGTCTCACACTCACTCAGGGTCTGACATAGCATCCGGGACTATCTCCTCCTCTCGACTCCCGGCGAACTCGTCCAGTAGCGCTGGTGTAGTTACTGCAGGAGCAGGCTATGCGAATAAGGTCTGGGCCACTGATGCCTCCGGCAACCCGGCCTGGCGTGACCCGTCCGGTAGCGGTACTGATACCCTCTCGGATCTGGCTCTGACGGCGTCTTCCGGTGGGATCGTTTACTATAATGGCTCCGCGTGGGCTAACCTTGCGCCCGGTTCCTCTGGACAGTATCTCAAGACGACCGGCACGTCCGTGATGTGGGACACACCGACCGGGTCAGGCGACATGCTGCGGTCTGTGTACGACACCGATTCTGATAACATCGTTGATAACGCGGAAACACTGCTGACTAAAACATGGTCAGCTCCAGCCGACATCGGTACGACGACGCCGGCTGCCGGAACGTTCACGAACCTGACAGCGACAGGGACGACTACTCTGGCTACCAGCCTGTCTGGCGTGTTGAAGGCGTCGTCAGGTGTGGTCTCTGGTTCGGCGGGAATCTCCGATCTGGCGGCGTCGTCTTCGTCCGCGCTCTCCGGCGTACTGAGTGATGAGACTGGGTCTGGGTCCGCAGTATTCAACACCAACCCGACCCTGGCTGGTGCGACGTTTAGCGCCGACGCTGTCTTTAGCACAGGCTACGGCGCGGCTACAGGGACGTCGTCTGGAAATACGCTCGCGCTGAAGGCGTATGACACCGACCAGGCGGCCTATGACTCAGTGGTCACTCTGACTGCTGGCCCTACGCCGTCAGTTGCAATCTCGACTGATGGTACCTCGTCTTTCAATGGGGCCTCTTTTGCGACGGGCTCGACGGGCACTGTTACGTTCGGTGGTGATACGAGTCATATCGGCGATATTGCCGCTGCGGACGGCAACAATGCGCTGACTGTCTCGCCCGACAACGAGTCCGGGGACACCCTGGTACTGCGGGCCTACGACGTCGATGGCTCAGCGTGGGACTCTGTTTTGACGATCACATCGGGCAACACGCCAACCCTCGCCATCTCTACCGATGGCAGCACGACCATCAATGGTGCTACATTTGCGACTGGGTCTTCGGGTCTTGTGACATTTGGAGGCGGTGTAGCCACAGGGTCCGATCCCGCTGATACCGGTGCCATCAGGCTGTCTAATGCTGAATACATCTATGCCGAGGCATCGCCCACTGGTACTGACGTGAGTGTTATCGGTGTTACGTCTGCCGAGGTTATCTCCATAGGCGCGTCTGGCGCATCGGGGGTTACCATTACGCCGAACACGACCATCTCCGGGACACTGTCTGTAGCAGGTACAACCACGCTTGCGACTAGTCTCAGTGGCATCCTGAAGGCGTCATCTGGTGTGGTGAGTGGGTCGGCTGGTGTGTCGGACCTTGCGTCGTCGACGTCCGCAGCGCTAGCCGATGTCATCTCTGACGAGACAGGTACAGGCGCTCTCGTCTTTGGCACTTCACCAACGTTCACCACGCAGATCACGGTGCCGAAGGTCTATTATGGCGGCAACATGACTATCGACGCCTACAATAACTCCGCTGACTCGACGGTGACGATAACCAATAGCTCGACATCATATGTGGCGAACCTTGTGGTGGAGGGAACCATCTCATCGCAGGCTTCCGGTGGGCCGTCGTACATCAGCCTCAGCGATAACACGACGCTCGGCACCCCCCCGACGTTCGGCTATTACTTCCTCGCGTCAGCTCCTACGGTCGCGATCAACGGCACATCGTACCAGTTGGTCGTGAACCCTATGACGACGGCTGGTGACATCATAGTAGGCGGCACGAGCGGCTCACCGTCTAGAC